ACAAGACAAACCGGCTCAACTACCCTAATCCCGCCTTTTCCCATCTTTTCCCCATTTATCTTGCCCCATTCTCATTTCTTATCACATTTTCTAATATTGGATGTCGCTCTACATTGTCTGTTTGTAAAGCGCAATAGGAAATGGCGTAGGCGGACATGAGGTGGGATTTGATGGGATAAGGCGGGAAAAAGCGGGATGACGCAGGCAAAAATGCGGTTTTATTAAGATTAGACGGAGGTAAATCACAGCATATACTATATGGCGTGAAAGTATTTGCAGCGAAAAAACGCGCAGGCAAAATGACACAAGCAGCCGCGAGTTTTAAGGAATTTTAAAACGCATTAAAACCACCCTTACAGTGCGTTATAAGCAAGAGTTCTCAATTTTAAAAAAATGCCGAAGGCCACGCTCAGCGGACATATTGCGCGGACATTCGGACCTTAGGCGGACATGACACTGTTGTTAAGATAGGTAGAGTATATGCATAAGTACACAAAATCCCTGGGCAAGAACTACCGATTTTTTCGTTCCGCCTGGTTTTTCATGCAGCCGTTTTTGGCGGCATGGTCTTCCCTCGGGCCGTCATCGCCAGTAAGGAGATTTATATGATTTTTTATAGAACTATGAACTTATGGATAACTTGTTTTTTTTGCATCGGTTTTTCTTTTCTGCCCTATCGGCTGCAATCTTGGCATCCAGTTGCTCCTTAGGCACGGATGCTACTCTCCGAAGCAGGTCTGCAAAATCGGCAAACCCTTTTGGGCGTCTGCCTGTCATAATTGTCAGTGAATTTGATGTGTTGTCAAGCCTATCGACGCCCGCACATCCCATCGCAACCCGAATCCTCTTGAGCATGAACCAGGCCGTCCGCTGCGATACGCCGATCGTGCGGCTCAATTCACTGGAGCGAATGCCGTCTTTTACATTGGCTAGCGCCCAAACCGCGACAAACCACTTATCCAATCCGATCGGGCTGTCTTCAAATGGCGTGCCAGCCCTGGAGCTGAATTGTTTCCGGCAATCCCTGCACCGCATTAGATGGCGGGTCTGTACTGCGCCAATACGGCCAGAGCCGCATGTTGGGCATACCGGCTCTCCACCATACCACTTGATTGCCCGCATCAATTCTTCGCAGGCGTCTGATTTGGCAAAGAACCGAGCAGCCCGTAAAAGCGCTTTATTGGTGTCTGTATCGCTTTTCATTTTTTCCCGTTCAGGTCTTCGTAGACATTGGCTAAGTCATCCTTTACATCAAAAAAATAGGGCTGGCTCACACTTGCGGGCAAGCCAACCCCATAGATTCATCATTATAGTATATCACATAGCGATGGTGTGTCAAGTACAATTTTTTAATAATTTATGCAAATTGTTTTAAGCCCATTGTATATGGGCGGTTATGACGCAAAATATTTCAAAAAACAGCCAAAAACAACAAAAAAATATAGTTGGCGACATGGCTCATTTCAAAAAAAAACAAAACAGCAATATGTTCAAGATTGTATGCATGCTTCCTCATTTTGCCGGTCTTGGTTGGTTCTTGGGCCGTCCAGGCCAAAGAGCATCCGCTGTTTTCGGTCAGATGCAGCCTTTTGGCGGTGAGACACCTCACCGAGCAGGTACTTGGCCGAGAGGGCTCGATCCTTATTGTAGAGGTGCCAGATGAAGCGGTCCTCGGTCAGCCAGTAGCCGTCGTAATTGGTGGCAACAATCCATTCACCTTCGTCTCGCAGCTGCTTAATGATTGCCCGCACACGCCGCCGCTGCGTCTCGCGACAGCCGGCAAGTCCGATCTTGTCAGCAATCTGGGCGGCAGTCAGCGGAGCATCTGTTGTGCAGAGCATGTGCATTACAATAGTGCATTCTTCCGTTGTTGCTTTTGGCTCATCCATGAGCGGTCCCTCTTCATCTCTTCAATGGTCGGCGGCCCTGACCAGGTCTGGCTCGACAAAAAAAGCATCGACAATTTTGCGTTTGGCCGAGACAGCACGCAATTCCTCGTCGGTGAGTTTGGCCAGGGCCTCCTTATCAATCGACTCTTTGATGTGCAGGAGCTCGGCGGCGCGGCGGCCAAAGACATTCCGTATCCGGTTGAGAGTGTCCTTAGCTACAATAATCCGGCTGCTTTTACGCCAGCCGAGCACGCCGAAATTCAGGCGGCGAGAGCGGGACGCACCGAAATCCTCTTTGTGTGCGGCGGCAAACCTCTCTAAAGACCGTGTGATCTGTCCAATGGTCTCTTTGATGTTGTCCACCTGCACGCCCAGCGAGGCCTTGATTTGGTTGATCCGGACATCCGCGTCGGCATGCAGGGCAGCGATGGTATTGATCGCTTCGCCAAGACGGCACAGCAGGTCATCGGCTTCTTGCCAATCTGCGATGGGGATTAGATCTGCGTCAAGTTGGGGTTTCTTTTTGGACATGGCATTCCTCCGTGAGGGGTTGTTTTGCATCCCTGATTTGCGTTAAGGTTTTATACGCCTTTTTATCAAGTCGGCTGATCATTGCTTTGGAGGCCTCGATGAGATTGTAAATCTCGCGGTGAGTCATTAAAGACAACGAGTCAGTGCGCCCCTTGGTGATCCGATCAATCATCTGCTTGAGCCCCTGCTTGCCCCAGCCGAGATCCTCTGCAAGATGTAGGACGGCTGACCGGGCTGCAAAGGACGGGGTATCAGACATGCCATGGTTGTCACGCTGCACCTTTTGTCGGTAAAAATTCTCTGGCTTTACCGGATGCCGCCAGCCGAGCGATTCACATATCGCCAGCAGGTCATCAACCTGGCGGTTGTTCATCTGTTTACACGATTTAACACGGGCTCCGTTGGCCTGTGTATATTGAGTCAGCAGGAGCCGATACCGAGCATTATTCATGCCGGCGGCCTTGACAGCGACGTGAATCAATTTGATTTGATCGGCGTTTAACAATTTATTAACAACGAATTTTACGGACTATATTTTCGTTTAAGCCTCATTATCAACCTCTTTATCCAGCCTTAACGGCGGCATCCTCGGCCTCTTCCTGGAGAGGCTGCGTCCAAAGCGGAAGACGATCGAGCACAGGCAATCCGAGAGATCGGATGGCTCCCTCGATGACGGCTGCTGTAATGTTCTCAATTTCACCAGACTTTGCTTGTTTGCTGTTATTGACGGCGCTGATGATGATGGAGACCGTCCGCAGGCGTCCGGTCTGCGGTGTGCAGCAGATGCGGCGGAGAAGCGAGATGCCGCCTTTGTCTATCTTGATCCCATAATTATAGAGTCGGCGAATGTCCTCTTCGCTGTAAAGTCCTCCCTGTCCATCCCTGCCTCCGGCGCCGGCAGCCGCATCCAAATCGAGGACTGCCAGCATCCGCGAGCGGAATTGATCAAGAGCCTCATTGCCCTTGCGGGCAGCATCAGAGGAGATGGTCTTGAGAAGCTGATTGTTGCCGGCCAGGATTAGTGTGCTGCCCTGTTCGATGATGATTTGGCGGAGTTGATTTAGCTTTGTGACATCAAGCCCGCTGCATTCGTCTAAGAGCAGTGTCCTCTCCCGCTTGGCCAGGTGAGCGGCAATCAGATTGGTCAGCGATTTAAGTCCACCGGACGAGTCTAAATCCATCGCCGCTGCGATGGCCGCAAACATTGCCGTGCTGGTCATGGTGTCGTTGAGTTTAGCATAGACTGCGGATGGATGGACGGCTGCATATTGGCGCAGGCAGACGCTCTTGCCGTGCCCAGCATCTCCGATTATGACAGCGATCCGGCCCTCCCCCGGCTGACTGAAGGATTCCGTTTGCTTAATGCAGCCGAATATGGCCTTGGCGACAGTGGTCTCAATGAACTCCTTTTCCTTTTTCCGCTGAGCCTTTTTGGCTGAGCGGTTCATATAGTCAACAAGCCGAGCAGCAATCTTCCTATTGTCGCCTTCATATTTGCCGAGCATAAACTGCGAGAGGGCTGGTAGTGAAATCCCGATTGCTGCTGCCAGCTCGCCTCTGGTAATGGCATATTGCTCGCAGAAGGCGATGACTTTATTGCAAAAGTGCTTGACTTCATCCTTGCTGTCCATGTTTGGCATCCCTACCAGAATTTTTCTCGCCTCACACTCCAGTGCCTGGAGTGTCTTTGGGTCCATTATTATGCCTCCCAACTGAGATGCAGATTGGGCCGCGTGGGCGGCATCTGGACATCCAACTGCAATATTGGTTTCGGCGGCTCGTGAAGGGCCGCATAGTCGATATCAATCTGCGGCACAAAGTCGCAATTGTCTGCTCCGGCGGCGCGGCGGACCTTTTTGCTGTTGGCCAGCCGCCGATGGGCAACTACCTGGCCGTCCAGAACCGTCGGGGTTGGCCGCAGATCTGGCGCACTTTGCGGCGGAATGGTCTGCTGCCGTGATGCCATCGCTGCCAGCGTTAGCGATGTAAGGTCGGTTCTGGCTATTTTGGCGGCCGGTCGAGCTGCCTTGACAATCTTTCGGGCGCGGGTTTGATTGGCGCGAGCTGCACGCAGTGCTGCATCGTCGGCGCTGACGCCGTAGGCGACCATCTTCCATTGCTTGGCGATTGTAATCAGTTTGTAGGTGGCCGGCTCATAGACCCAGACTTGGCTGATATCCTCCGGGTCCCAGGCACAGCGTACCTTACGGCCCTGCCAGGCCAGCATCGCTGGATCGGCCGCACCATAATCGATTCCGCGTACAGACACACCGTTTTTGCCGACCGTCAATAATCCGCTCCAGCAGCGGCAGAGCAGATCGAGCACGCCATCAGCCATGACGCGTCGACTGGGGCGCTGGGCCAAAACCTGAGCGGGCGATTGACCGGACATGCCGCGACCGCTGTGGGCGGTTCGGTTGTAGATTTCTATATAGCGGCCTGCCTGCTCGGCAAATTCCTCCATCGTAGGGGCGGACGCGATGAACTCGGGCTGTTTCATTTGTTCGAACAGATCTTCTGGACGTGTCTGCGTCGTGCGGCCGCACCAGGTGTTGAAGGTGCGGACAAATTGCTGCTCGAATGTATCGAAAAAACGCTCGATGGCCTTGGATTGCGGGTGATAGGGGATGGAAAAACTTGTAGAGATATTAAGGAGTGCGTATAGTCCTGCAACGACCTCCTCATCAAGCCGCATTTGATTTGTGATTCTTCTCCGCTGCTTGGTCGTGCCGGTAAACATCTCCGAATCGTAATCCTTCCCGTTGTCGATCTTGACCGAGTCAGGTGGACCATATTGTCTGCATCCAGATCGGAAGGCCTGTAGTATGGTTGTGCTATTGGGCTGCTCGCAGATGACCCAGCCGACGATGGCGCGGCTGCGCATGTCCTCCCACGCTGTCAGCCACGGACGTACCCAGCGGCCGAGAGAGCGGACCCAGCAGTCGGCTTGATGATGATCGCCTATCCAGGCAGACCCTGGCGGGATAGAGTCCGGGTCTGTCTTAATATATGGGGCGAATTGCGCATCATAGGCCGCGCGGCCTTGGCGATGCAGGACGGCAACGGGCAGGGGAATGCGCTCATTGACGGCAATCTGCATGGCTCGAAGAGACGGGATTTGCCAGCCGCGTTCTTCGGCCTGGTTGATATAGCAGAGATTGCGCCAACAGGTTGCAACGCTGAGCTGCTGGGGTGTTAAGTACATGGACAGGAATCGGTCCCAGGCCTCCGGTGTTATTTGGATCTGCCCACCGCCGCCTCGCCCATCTACCAGGGCAGCCAGACCGCCCTGCCTGTAATTTGCGATCCATCGCTGCATGGTTCGCAACGGGATTCCATGTGTCTGAGCAAAGTCAGACATGGCCTGACTGCGAGGGAACCCCCCGCGTATAGCCCCGGCGCAAAAGGCATGGCAGTCTTCGATTAGTTTGAGACGAGCAGCGGCTTGCTCGAGTTTCGGTTTTGGGATATTATTAAGATCAATTGATTTGTCTTGCAGCGTTGCATTGTCGTCTGGATTTCGGATATACCATTGGCCGGAAATCTTAACAGCGCCTGGGATGAGCCCTTTTTCGATCTTTCTCCGGGCGTGCCGCACAGAAATACCGTGTCGAACTGCATACTCTTTGATGGGTATATCACTCATGGGGTCTTATAAGTCTGCAATTTTTTGATCAAATCAGTCAGGATGGACTTACAGGAATCCATGATGCCTGCAAGCTTCGCCAAGAGATAAATCTCTTTGTTTAGGTCGTCCTCGGTGATCTGCTTAATATACTCGCCGCCGGGGCCTGTCTGGACAACTGGGGGCGTTGGCTGTTGTGCGGGAGGAAGATCGCACAGGACTGTCCATTGCCCGCAGTCGAGGGCAATCGGGACATTATCGGCAAATTTATGGATGTGCCATTTGCCGGCCATGCCGCGAAATTGTATGATGATGGCGCCGCGATGGCAGTTGAAGCACCAGCCCTGCACCATCCTGAAGGTATGGCCGTCGGCGCTATATTCCGGGTGGACATGTGGATAGGGCAGCGGCCGAAAACACGACGGACAAACTGCCCCCTGCACATACTCGGCCGGCTTTCGCGAGAGATCATCATTAATTTTAACCATCATCGGCTCCTTTCCTCGATTAGGCCGTTCGCACCCGGAAGGTTTGAAACTGCCATGCAGATCCTTCCCGGAGTCCATTCCGACGGAGGGCGCGAAACGGCTCTATGTGTTTTCCATATTCGGCAGCGTCATTTCAAAAGTGCTGCCGCAGCAATTGGATTTTACAATTCTGTGTTCTTTGGGATTCAGGGTGTAGTCCCCAATCCGAACACGATTTTTTATGTGACAGTATGGACAATCGAAAATCCAGTATTGCGTCCCGAAATGGGTACATAATATTGCAGGGATTTTTTGGGAAGGCATAAAAACCTCATTTTTTTGGTTTAAAAAAACCGGCCGGGAGGAAGGAGCCACCTGCCCAGCCGGCCCCGATGGGGAGAAACCGAAATTCAAAAGGAACCCTAAAAGCGGGCGGGCAGAGAGGCACGAATCCTCAGTCCCGCCCGCTTCGGAGGAGGGTGATTGAAGCGAAAGACTGACGCCATTGAATCTTCGAAAGTCGGTAAAACTATATAGTTCCATATCCGCACCTTGCGCCAGGTCTTCATTTAAGGCCGCGTAATCTTAATTTTGTTTTAAGGGCCGGACGGGTGTCCGCTCCCGTCCGGCCGCAGTGGTCAACCAGCTATCGCTGATTGGAATTTCCGATAATCAATGTCTAAATCATGGATCTTTTGGTCGCAATAAACTTCTATGATCAACTTTCCAAGGGTGTGTGGACGCAATCTCTCTCGCTCGGCAACAGCATTTAGCTTGGCCAGCAGGTTGGCATCGTTTTTAGGGTTCAGATTAAAAAAACGCACAACTTTCATAGTTCTGATAACCTCTGAAAAACTCTATCGGCAAAAATAATCAGTCTTCATGAGTTTGTCAAGGGGAAAATCTCTACAAAACTCTAAATAATTCTTTTGGAACGGATACAAGTGTTTTTATATAATGGATTTATATGGGAGAAAAAATTTCAAAAAGAAGCTATTATTTGCCAGATAATCTGGTGGATGTATTCAGCCAATGGGCTAAACCTGGACGCGATTACAGCACACGAATTGCTGCAGGAATCATGGCCATCCTTGCGATCGAGGATCAGGATGTGGCAGACCGATTGGCTAAACTTGCCTTTTCCGGGCAAATCGGATATAATAGTCAAAAAAACAGGGTTACAGGGCCTGCGGTAAAGGAGGCTCACCAGATACTTGAAGCCCATTTTTTAGATCATCTGATTGCACGTCATATCGAGGATCTGGGAATTGAAAAGCAGGATTTTTTGCTTCTTTTAATGCAAGCAAAAGGGCGATCTTCGACTTCAGATCCATAGTGTCCAGCACAGTTTTGATGGCTTGATCCATGGCCGCTCCCTCTTTGTATACGCACTTGGTTTCTTTTGCCACAATGGAATCCAAAATTGATAAATTTCATTGATTGTCAATGAAATTTTTTATATAATGTAGAAAACCACTAAGGGAGGTGGGCAATGACAAAGATGCTTACTTTTTGGATGATTGCCTCCTTATCCGCATGGACCGATCCAGCTGGATGGGAGCAACTTTCGCCCGGGATGACCGACCGACAGGTTTTGGTAATCCTTGGACCTGCGGTGCATGCTGAATCGATCGGGACCCGTCAAGTCTGGTACTACCAGGAACTCCCTGTGCGGGATGCGGCTGGACGTTTGCAAAATCCGCCAAAAAACGGATATGTGGTATTTTCGGTCAAGAAGGAAGGGCGGCGAGAATCACTGACTTTGGTCCAAATCAAGCAGCCGGACTGGGGGCGAATCGCGATTGGGGTGGAAAAACCGGCACAAAACCTACATGCCATACAACAGCAGCCGTCCCTGCAACCTCAAGTTAGCCAAGCGATAGAACCGGAGCCAAGCATACACCTTGCGTCCATCCAGCGATCACCCATGCAAACTCAAGTCAGTCAAGCGACCCAGGAACCAAAGCCAGGGCGGGACCCTGTCTCCGTGTACTTCTTGTCAATCGGGGTACTTTTTATTATCATGGGTATCGCTTTTGCGATCATCCGGCCGTTTGGTTGGTTAAAATAAAATTTAAAAAAACTCTTGACATAGAGAGTTAAAGGCCGAAAATAGAATTGGAATGGCGGGTATCCGCAAAATACCGCCTTCCGCAAAGAGACAGTGTTCAACCAGCTATCGCACGGAAGCGACCGGCTGGTTGTTTTGTTTTAAAGCCATCCGGACTCCTTAAAGTCGGTTTTGAATGGATTTTAAACCTTTTGGAAAGGATGCCTGATGAGACACATCACGTTCCGCTTACAGATTTCGTTCCTTTTCGCGGCCCTGCTTGGTGGCTTTTTGCTGCTGCCGGGATGCAGCGGCGGGGCCGGCGAGTTTGCCGCTGGGGCAGCGGCCGGCGGGGTGCTGACCGGAACGGCGATGGCCCTCCAGCAGCAGGAAGAAGATCTTCTGGCTCGCCGTGCGGAGGCCCTGGCCCAGATGGAGCAGGCCGTGACAGAAACAGAGAAGCTGGCCGCCCAGGCCAAAGTGGAAGCCCTCGAAAAACAAATTGAGAAAAGCCAGGAGGCGATTATCGCTTTGCGCACTGCGCAGGCCGCTATCTCAGCAGCCAAAGTCGACTGGACGGACCCGGAGGCCGTGAGCAACTTCTCGACAGCGGCATCAGTGTTGATTGCCTCCTATCTATTGAGCCGAAAAAGCAAAAAATAGAGACGGACTTGATGCAGATGCAGACCTGTGATGTGTTGATTTGTTCCGGACGGGGGAAGCTTCCCTATCGCATCCAGGAGTATAATCGGCTGATGCGGGCCCGTGGTGAATCTGCTGATATGACCCACGTGGCCCTGGCGGCTGGAGGCGGACAACTCGTTTTCGAGAGCACGGCGAACAATCGCTGGGCTGGGAAAAAAGGCACACAAATCAACCCCATTGACAAGTGGCTCGACCATTATCCAGGCCGTGTATGGGTCAGGCCGCTCTATTTTGATCGGACGGCAGCGTTTGAAGAAGAGGCCGCTAATGCGATGTGGGAGAAGGTTGGGCGGCCCTACGAGCATGGGATCCCTGGGTTGCTTGAACTGGCTGCATGCGGGATTGAATGGCCATGGCTGCGTCGGCTGATTGATGCTGATGGGCGAATGGCCACTTGGGCTCTGCATTGCTCGGAGGCGGCGGCCAAGGTACTGATGGAATTAAGTTTAATGCGTAGTTTTGATTGTGCCGGCAATCGGATCTATGCCAACAAACTGCCGCCTTATGAGTGGTGGCTTGGTGGTCGCGTGGATGGCCTGCTGAATCCGACCCTCTGCCAAATCGGTGATCCGGTTAAACTGAAGTAAATAGACAGAAATCAACAAGAGAAAGGACACAGATGAACTGGCCGATGTTGGCGACGGTAATCAGCGCCGCCGCAGGGATTATCAGTGGGTTGATATTGATGATCTTAACCTCCATCAAATCGGACTTGCGGGCAATCTCGGCTCGTGTGGATCTACAGGATGCGAAGATCGAGAGATTGACGGAGCGGAGAAACCTATGTAATCAGGATTATGTCGGAAAGGTTGAGTATATCCGCTCGGTGAACTCGCTCGAAGAATCGATGAAGAAGGTAACGGAGGGAGTGGCAGTATTAAACGGCTCCATGCGGGTGATTGAACAGATGCCGCAAATTTGTGGTAATATCGCAAAAGAAATCGTCAAGGAGATGCGACATGGCTAAGCGTGACCTGATACGGCAAGCTCGCAATCTGATGCTGCGATCTCTGGACAGGGTGTATCCATCCGGGTTAACCATACGACTGCTTGAGCAGGTGATGTGCACCGTGGACCAGAATTACGGCATGGACTTGATGCGAAAAGACATTGCCTATCTGTTGGAAAAAAAATACATAGAGATTCTTCGCATCGACGGAAATGGAACCCTGGCCGATGTGCGCAAGGACTCAATGGCAGTTGTTAAGCTGACAGCGGCGGGGCTTGAGATTACCCAAGATTTGCGGGTCGATCCGTCCCTGGAGATCTGACAAGCAATGCGAAAGCGTCGCGTACACAGTTTAATTGATACCCTTCCGCCGTCGGTGCGGAAGACGCTGGCGGCGATGGTGGTAGATGGGACATGGCCGGAAGGTCTCAACGTCGGCTCGACAGGCAAGCCAACCTATGACGATCTGGCTGAGTACTGTCGGCGTCAGGGGTATGTTGTGTCCCGTTCGGCCATTGGGCGATGGGCCAAGGGGCTTTTGGCGTATGAAAGGATGCGAAGTGCTGCACGCATCGCCCGGCAGGTGATGGGCGATCTGACGGCGGAGACGGCTACTGAAACGCAAAAAGCGGCCGCAGAGATTATGACTGCCCAAATTATTGAGATGATCAGTGATGCGGACTTAACCCCCAAGGAGATTGCGATGACGTCCGCAGCGATACGCGACTGCACGCAGGTGGCCCTCAAGGCCGACCAGTATATCCGTGCCCAAGCCGTAAAGAAAGCCGAGGCGGCGGTCAAGGAAGTCAGCACTACCCTGCGAAAAAAGAAGATCGACCCTGAAACGCTCAGGGTCATCCGAGAACAGATCTACGGGATTATCAAATGACGATCGCATCAGCGATTACCCTGTATGGATTTCAACAGCGATGGCTGGCGGATAAAAGCCGATTTAAAATTGGCAATATGTGCCGACAGATCGGCAAGTCGTTTATCGTGGCGCTGGAGGTTGTTGACGATGCGATTGAAACGGGCGATGACTGGGTGCTGCTCAGTGCAGGCGAGCGGCAGAGCAAAGAATTGATGAGCAAGGTAAAAATGCATTGCCAGGCCTTTGCAGCAGCGGCGGCGGATATTGAAGAGAGCTGTTTTGACGGCGGAGGGGTCAAGTACACCATGTTGACGGTCACCTTGCCGAATGGGGCGCGTATCATCGGTCTGCCGGCCAATCCAGACACGGCACGCGGATTTACCGCCAACGTGGTGCTCGATGAGTTTGCTTTTCACACTGACTCAAACAAAATCTGGACAGCATTGTACCCAACGATCTCTCGCGGCTACAAAATCCGCATCGTCAGCACGCCGGCAGGCGTGGGAAATCGATTCCATACCCTGATGACAGGCGATAACGGCTGGAGCAAGCACACCGTGGATATTTATCAGGCAGCTGCCGACGGCGTGCCCCACAATATTGATGAGCTCCGAAAAGGCATCGATGACCCGGATGCCTGGGCGCAGGAGTATGAGTGCAGATTTATCGATGAGACCTCGGCCTGGCTGACGTATGAAATGATTGCAGCATGTCAGCAGGAGGGGCTGCCGAAGGAGCTGGAATACAGCGATTTGACCGATGCCATGGTCGAGCAGATAAGCCGTTCATTTTCTGGGGACGGCCAGGCCTTCGGTGGATTCGATGTGAGCCGACGGCGCGATCTGACGGTGTTGGACATTGAGGAGCAGATCGGCGATGTGTTCTGGCAGCGGGCGATGATCATCTTTCCACACGTTCGGCTGACGGTCCAACAGGAGATGCTCTGGCGATTGATGGACCAGTTGCATTTGGAGCGGGTGTGCCTGGATGCAACGGGGATGGGGTTATCCCTGGCGGAAGATACCGTCGCACGCTATGGTGCATATCTCGCGGAGCCGGTGGAATTTACGCTATCGGTCAAGCAGGACCTGGCCGCCCGTACACGGCGGCTGTTTGAGGACCGGCTCTGCCGGATCCCGATCTGCCAAAAATTGCGGGACGACCTGCATGCCGTTAAGAAAACAACGACCGCAGCAGGCCATGTACGCTTTGACGCCCAGCGTACAGACCTGGGGCATGCCGACCGTTTCTGGGCCAAGTCCCTGGCCTTTATGGCGTCGAATCTTGGTGCAACCGTAAAACCAGAATTGATCTGTTTGAGTGATGCGATATGAGCCAGACGCTGGCCAAAGAACTCTTTGCTCTCTACAACCAGCATGATCAGTATGCTCAGCAGGTTGATGTGCACCGTAAAGACGCTGGAGTGTCGCTGAGCGATTATGCCAGGATGTGGCGGATGGGGCTGGACCTGGAGAGCGGAGCATCCGGCAGGCCAAGCCAACCATACAGCCAGGTTTCCTGGGTCTGGAAATGCGTGACGCTTATTCAGGATGTGTGCCAGGATGTAACTCCTGTGCTCAGCACTCGTGAGGATCGGATTATTGAAGGCGGACCGGTGTGGGATTTCTTATTCGGCGATCCGGATCGGCCTTTTTCGGACTTCTTGAAAACGACGCTGGGCCACCTGCTGCTCAAGCGGGAGGTCTATTGGATTTGGCAGGAGCTGGATGGGCAAACCCCGAAAGGGATCGTCGTGGCCGGGGCTGATGAGATTGAGCCGATTCGGCTGCCTGATGGTGATCTGCTTGGGTATCGATGGACGCCAATCGGAAGCAGCAGGCAGTTTGTGCTGATGCCGGAGGACCTGCATGCGGTTATCGGCTTCAACCCGACGGATAAGCTACGTGGTGCTGGACCGCTTGATGCGGGCAAGATCGCTGTCAGCAGCGCCTATCAGGCGGCCCTCTTTAATGAGGCGACTATGGCCAACGGAGCTCGGATTGGTATTATCCTGGCCCTTCCGCCTGGAGTAAAATTGACGCCGGAGGAAAAGGAGTTGATGAAGGCCGAATTCCGCCGCCAGCAAGGCGGTGCACATAATGCAGGCAAAGCATTTCTGGCGACCGGCGGGGTGGAGGTCAAAACGATCAGCCAAACCTTTGCTGAGTTGGGGATGATTGATCTCCGCAAATTCGATGCGGCGGAGATCTGTTCCTTGTTCGGCGTTCCCAGCGAAATTGTTGGGCTCGCGACCGAGGCCCAATATGCACACGGGCCAGCCCAGCAGCGATTTTTGCTCTATACGATAAGTCCACTCTTGTCGTATATAGCCGAACATATCAATCTTGGGATTCTGCGGCGGTTCCGATTTCGGGCTGATGGAAAGCACAAGGCCGTCCAGGCGAAAGAGTCTAAGGTTTATATGAATTTTAAGCCGCTCGGACGCAATGGCTCTTATCGAAGCGGAAAACAAAAAGCCCTCCTGACAGGGCTGGATTACTTTCTCTGGTTCGATGTAGAGAGCCATCCGGTTATTGCCGAAATGACGCGAGCCCGTGCAGAGCAGGTGCTCAAATTCACGCAGCACGGCATCCCGCTGGAGCAGGTGGTTGCTGCCTTTGACTTGCCGTTTGATGTGAGCGACATGCCGTGGGCCAGGGAGTGGTGGACATCAATGGGGACTGTACCAGCTAGATGGATTTTGGATGGCGGGCCGGAATCTGTGACGGGGCCGACCTATAGTCCGGAAGCACAAGAGGAGCCCAAAGAGGGTGAATTGGGAATCAAGAAGGACAATCAGAACCAAAAGGATAAAGAGGAAAAACGCGGTCGGATTTGGAAGCAGTATGTCTCTTCCTGGCTGCCGATTGAGCGGCAATTTCAGGCGGCCCTCAGGACGTTCTTCCGGCGGCAGCGACGTGAACTGACTAACAAATTGCAGAAGGCACTGGCCGAGAACAAGGGCTTGAAAAGCGATACAAGTGAGATCCTTGCCCGCGTTGTTCTGGATCTCGTGCAGGAAAATGGAAAACTAAAGGTCATTAATCGAACTTTTTTTGAGCGGGCAGCTCGACTCGGGGCATCTCAGATTATCGCGCAGGGGACCGGTCAAGTCGGTGCGGCCTTACAGGATGCCGCTGAACAAACTCTACGCCGCCAGGCCGTGCGGCAGGCAATGCAGGTCTCTTCGCAAAAAATAACCAATGTCAATGCTACGACTCAGCGGGCTGTGCAGCGGCATTTGCGGGAAGGGCTTCAGCAAGGCGAGGGACTCAGAGAATTGACGGATCGGCTGGAGCGAGTACTGGACGGCTCCCGAGCCAGAGCGATGACGATTGCACGCACTCAGACTTCCAGTGCTGTCAGTGCTGGGCGGTACGCAGGACTGCAAACCAGTGGGGCTGATCGAAAGGCCTGGCTGACGGCTGGTGATGAACGCGTGCGGGATGCACATCGCCAGGCCGAACAGAGGTATGCCGATGGGATTCCATCTGAACAGCCGTTCCTGATTGGAGGCGAGCCGCTGATGTACCCAGGCGATCCGAATGGTTCGGCCGCACAGATTGTTAATTGTCGCTGTGCGCTGCTGGCGATGTGGGGCCGCAAGGGAGTAGATCTGGATTGGTGGGAAAGGGCCGCCTGGATAACGGAAAACGGCCTGAGTACAGACCGAATAAATGAGATTTAAGAATGCGTTAAATGAGGGTTATCATGGACATGAAGACGAAGGAACTCAAGCATATCAGCGCCTTTATTGCGGAGGGAAAAGAGGCCATCAGCGAGGAAGATTACAGCATCGAGTTTGTGGTTAGCAAGGAGGTGGTGGACCGCGATAACGAAATCGTGCTGGCCGAAGCGGTTCTGGACGCAATACAGCGAAAGAACGAATTTTCCGCCAATCCGATCTGTCTTCCGTGCCATCAGCATCGTCTTCCAGACGGCACGCCGCCCTGTGTTGGATCATGGGATGTAAGCACAGCCCGAATTAGGGACAGGGCCGTGCTGATGCGGCTGCGGTTTGCGGTGGATACAAGATTAGGAGAAGCATATTGGCGGGTGTACAGCAAGCGGCACATGCGAGCGGTCTCCATTGGATTTCGCGTTCTCGAGGGCCGCGATGAAGTCCATGATAGAGTGCACATCCATGTGGTGGAAAGGATAGAATTGTATGAAATATCATGCGTTGGCGTGCCCAGCAATCGCGAGGCCCTTAGCACACTCAAGGCCATCGGAAATTGGCAGGAAGATCGCGAACGTCGTGAACTTGAAAAAACATCTACTGACCTGAAGGAACTTGAGCGGGTCCTTGTTGGGAAGATTGATGCCTTGCGGGAGTATCTGGATGACAGGATTGAGGAGCTCCTGCAATTGAGCTTGAATCCTAATGACCTGTACCTCGATGAGCCGGCGGCGGAGGCGGCTTTTTCCGGCCGGGCCGCAGATCCCGCCGCACAGCAGCGAGGGCAGGAGGCCGGATTGGATCTTTTGAAACAATTGGAAAAAATTCTGACCAAGAAAGGGTAATGTATGGGACTGAACGAAGAACTGAATCTGACCGTCCTGCGAATCGATAAGGCCCTCGAAGATTTGCGTAAAGGGACGGCCACACGGGAAGAGGTGATCGGCCTGATCAATCAGCAGGTCGAAAAAGACAAAGCAGCCCTCACCTCACTTGAAGAGAAACTAAATCAAGTGCAGGGCGTGCGTAATGAGGTCGGGGAGGTCAAAGAAACGGCTGATCAGATGCGCCAGCAGATTCGGCGGCTGATGGCCGGCGGGATGAGCGCCATGAGGGATTCGAACGGCACGTATCGCGGACGGTTCCAAAGCATGGAAGAGGCCCGGATTGTTGGACTGTCGATTATGGCTGGTGCGATGCAATCGCACCAAACACGACCCGAAGTATCGGCAAAATATACACGAGTGCTTAAGGCCCTCGAAAAGGGCGGCGTGGATATGAAGTTCATTGAGCCGGATACGGGCCGGCCTATTGAAAAGGCCGCCACAACCGGCAGTCAGGCCAGCGGTTCACTGCTGGTTACGAGCGAAACGGCGCCAGGCATATTGATGCTGCTCGAGTCGTTCGGCTTGGCACGTCGGCTGGCGGCTCAAGTGCCGATGGGAGCTTCGCAGACACTGACGCCGAAGATGGATTTGCTGCCGACCTTTTACGTCCCAGGAGAAGGGACGGCACCAACGGCGACGGATCCGACGATTGGAGCGGTTTTGCTTGTGCCCAAGACGCTGATGGCCCTGGGGGCCTACTCGATGGAACTGGATGCTGATGCCGCACCAGCCATCGGCGAGCTGTATGGGACCTGGTTTGCTCGCGGGGCGGCCTACTATGAGGACCTTTGCTGGCTGCTGGGCGACGGGACAAGCACCTATTTCGGCTTCACTGGAATCTGCGGTGCTCTGCGGAGGGTTGATGTAACGATTAGCAACATTAAGTCGCTGGTTGTCGGCAGCGGCAATGCCTACAGTGAACTTGTCCATGGGGATTTTGCTAAAGTCGTTGGAATGTTGCCGGATTATGCTGATAGTGGGGCGTCCTGGATTATGCACCGCTACTTTTATTACACAGTAGTGGTGCGGGCGGCCCTGGCAGTTGGGGCGGCGCCGGCTCAGGAAATTCTGCTCGGGACTGCCATGCGGCAAAAGCTTTTGTGCGGATATCCAGTCAATTTCAGCCAAGTAATGCCCAAGGTTGAGGCTAACAGCCAGATCTGCGCACTATTCGGCGATTACTCCCTCGGTAGTCAAATGGGCAGCCGGGGCGGACTGGAATTTGCCTCCAGTGATCAGGTCTATTTCGATCGCGGCCTGATCGGCGTGCGATGCCGCGATCGGATCGCTATTGCTGTGCCTGGAGTGGGCAGCACCACCCAGGCAGGACCGATTGTCGGATTGATCACGGCAGAGTCATAAGGTTAGAAACAATCAGCGAAAGGAAAGTATATGGATCTCAAGTCAATTCTGAAACATGTTGCGATTGGGCAAATGCTGCCGCCGCAGCTGAAAGATAACGGCGCCTTTTCCGGTAATATGTACTTCGACAGCGCTGGCTGCGCCGGAGTATTGGTGCTCTTGACAATTGGGGTCACGGACGCTGCGATGGGCTCTACAAGCGATTCGACCCCGCCCTACCTGGAAGAGTGCGACACAACGAACGGAACATTCACTAAGATCACAGGGTCGGACCTGGCTGCCGTTGTGTCGGCCACAGACGACAACAAGACGATCGGCTGGTTTGTGGACCGCACAAAAACCCGCAAGCGTTACTTGCGGATCAATGCTCCAACGGCCGGCGACGGAAGCACCGGCGTCAATGCAGCGGCGATCGCGATCGGATTTCCAGAAAACGAAATTCCGATTACAGCGGCGGCGATGGGCCTGAAGGAATTGGTGCAAGTATAACTTAGTTTGGCGAAATGCGTGGCCGTCCGCTGCGGCGGGCGGCCACGTTAAGGAAACAGAAAGGGGAATGCTTATGCAGATCATCGTAAAGGAGACCTATCGAGGGCAGCATGGATTGCTGATTGCTGGCCATCCATATGATTTAACGGAAGGTCAGATTGACGCTATCGAGGAAGAATTGGCTTTGCAGAATCGCGTTTTTCGCTACGAGCGACTGCGTGATAATCGTCAGGCCAAAACCAAAGAGATCGAGGATTATCCTAACAAAGAGCAAAAACGAGGGCGGACGAAGTAATGCTTTGCACAGTCAAAGACATCAAAGATCGCCTTGGGCTCACAGATGAGCAGACTGACCATGATGCTGTAATTGCTCAGATTATTGCAGGCTTTACATCGCTGGCAGATCGTCTGACAAGTCGAGTTTTGCTGGCCACAGAAAAGGATGTTTTGGAGTATTATACCGGAGGGACGGCCTTGCTCCAGGTGCGGCGGTATCCGATCCTTGCGATCACAAGTGTCAAAGAATCCGAGACGGGTGATTTTGACGAGGCAGCGGCCCTCATAGAGGGCGATGATTGGCGGCTTGTATCGAAAGGCCTTTCCGGTGTGATTCGTCGATTGTGGGGCCTTTGGAGCCCCGAAATCGATGGGATACAAATTATTTATCGCGGCGGATATGCTGCCGCTGGGGCCGAAGAGCAGGAAGGCGGGCTGCCGGCTGGTGAAATCGCCATGCCGGCGGACCTGCGGGAGGCAGCAATCAAACAATGTTCAATGGAGTTTCAGCGGCGGGATGACCTGGGGATCAGCGGAACGACCTTTGAAGGCGGCGGATTTAACAAGTTTGCGGATATGCAGCTGCTGCCGGTGGTGCGTGACGTGCTCGAATCCTATCGAAGGATCCAGATTTAGGTAACCTATGTATTTGATGATAGAACTGGGACCGGAATTGAAGAAGACGGCTGATGCAATGAGTCATGCTGGCCGACAGATTCTGCCGGTTATCCGCGATGGACTCGAACAAGGCGCCAAAGAGACCGCTGAGCGGATCGCGGTGCAGAAACTTACTGGCAACTATCTAAAGGTCCGGACGGGAAATCTTCGCCGATCGGTCAGCGGCTGGATGGAAGGCGACCTGGAGGCCGTTGTGGGAATCCAGGATGCCTCGGCTGTGCGGGAGTACGCGTGGCTGCTTGGCGACAACCCAGAAAATCAGCCAATGACAATTCGCCCGAAAAAAGGCCGATATCTGACTATTCCGATCGGCGAGGCGCTGACGCCGGCCGGCGTCGTGAAGGGCGAATACAGCGGCGGACTGCGGAGTATTGATGGCGGCTTCTTCTTTTCCAGTAAGCGGGGGAATCTGATGTTCGGGATCCGCAAAGGAAAGACAACGCGTTCGAGGGTGCGTCCGTTGTTTGTGCTGGTGCGGCAGGTGGAGGTTTCGGACACAGGAGCGATCGTCGATCAGGTTATCGAGGATTTGGATAGTGGGACGTTTCTTGAGCCGCTTAATCGATTGATAGAAGATGTGCTAACGTAGATAAAAAGGAAGAAATGAAGAATGGGGATTAATTTGCAGCCATGTTGCGTGGGGCATTGGAAGCTCAACGACGATGGGCCCTCGCGGGTTGCTCTTGACGCCATGGGCTGCTATCACGGGATACTGGCTCGTCCGGCGTCGGAGATGTCCATCGAGGGTAAGATTGGAAAGGCCCTGGCCTTTAATGGGGTCGATGACTGCGTCCGTCTTAGCGGCAGTTTGCAGGATGTATGGCGGCATTCCTTCACCATCTGCGGCTGGGTGCGGCGTGTGGATTGCGATGCCGAAGTCAATCAGCCGATTTGGGGTATCCTAGGCAGTTATTTTGCAAATTTCATTGAGATAAATGAAAGATCAGATGAGATCTGGCTGGTGTATGTTTGCGATCAAAAGGCCACTATCTGCAAGGCCACGGCTATCCCAGCGGCCTGGTGGGATAACCAGTGGTGTTTTATCATGGTGATGGCTGATTTTGACGCGCGAATCGCCGAACTCTATTTCAATGGAGACCAAATACAGACCGTCTCGGTGGCATCCGGGACAAACCCTATGCTGTGGGAGTCGCCTCATGACTTTGTTCTGGGTGCCGGCATTTATGCGACAGGAGAAGTATATGCCCAGCGACCTCTTGAGATGGATAACGTCATGATCTTTAACAGGGCCCTGACGGAAGCGGAGCGGGAGTTTTTGTGGAATGGGGGCGAGGGCCGAGAGGTCTTGGTGGAGGCGGCTGCCGGTGTCTTGACGCAGGTTCGGAACTGGGCTGTTGGAGTGCTGGCGGCGGTCGAAGATGGCGGACAGAGGGCTTTTAAGACGGTTGAGCCGTGGATAGGTCAAATCGGCGGCGCCGACGGAGGCATCAGCAGCTTTGCACGCTATGCCCCGTTCGCGTTTGTGCGGACGCTGGCGGATCGTGTGGAGCGGGAAGGAGATGGTGATGCGGATATCTTTATTCATCTGGATATTGTAGTTGGGGCTGCCGATGATCGTCCTGGGGTGTGCCTAAGCGGATCTGATGGCAAACTCGGGACTGACCGGCTGATTGAATTGGTGATTATGGAGATTGATCGCCAGCATCCAGGCAAGGGAGTCGTTTGTGATGATTTTTACCTAACGGATTGCCAGCCGGTGTGGATTCGGCCGCAGCAGTCGGCGGTGCAGCTGCATTTCGTTGCACGCTGGATACACGTGTAATACTTAGCAGGAGAAAAAAATGGCAACGGTCAATAAACGCATTTTTCTGCCGCAGGCGGTGGTGGCTAATGGCGTTTCATTCGGCGGAACTACAAGCGTCCGAATTGAGGCGGGTTGGGAGAATCAGATTCGGACAAGCCCTGATGGGCTGGCTTTGCCGGTGGTGGATCGGGATGTCCAGTATGTGAGGGGGTCCTTTACCACGGGTAACTGGGCCTTAATGGATGCGGCACTGACGGGCACGCTTGGATCCTTGGTTTTTTATGAGCGGAAAAGCGGAACAGCGGCGGCGACTGGCTACATCAAACATACCCTGACCTCGCCAGTAATCTACCGCGTCTCGCTGGCTGTCAGTCAGGGGCAGCTAGCGGCCCTGACAGCGGCATTTGAGTGCCGCTTTGCGAGTGATGATGCGACGATCCAAGATGTCTGGGTAATTACCGACAGCCAGGCCGCCCCTGTGCAGATCAATGCCGAGTACGGCGGCTGGCGGGTGACGGAATGCAGCCACGGACAGACGAGCATTATGCATGTTACCGGCTTGTCGTTCGATCTCGCAATGCCGCTGCTGCGGGCTTGCAATGATGGAGATATCGGCTATACAGCGGTCGATGCGGTCTTCGAGGGAGGGATGACAGCGGCCGGATCGCTGACCTTTGAGGATGCGAGCATTACTGACAACCAACTACTGGTTAATCGTCTGCTGACTGCCGCTGCTGCTGACTTGACTGTTCAGCTGCGGCAGAGTGGAGGAGATCCGGATAAACTGCTTACCATTGCAAACGTTATTTTTACCGGCGGAACACAGTCGGGTGGCGGCGTGCGCTACAGCGGATTCACGCTGCCCTTTGCGGTCACCAATGACTTAACTGCCCCGCTGACACTTACAGGCGATAACAAGATCATTGCGATTACGGATGCATAATGGCCAAAGACCACGATATTAACATCCATATCAAGGCCAAGGGAGCCGAGCAGACCCAGGAGGACCTGAAGGCGATCGGCACCGAGGCTGAACAGATGGGCCGACAGGCTAACGCCGCCGGACGAACTGGCGCGGACGGGACTGAGCAGCTCGGGCAGGAGGCTCAGAAAAGTGCTGGCTTTTTCGATTCTTTGACTGGCAAGATTGCTGCCTATGCGGCTGGATTATTCGGCGTGCATAAAATCATCGGGCTTGTCACAGAGGCAATCCGGTTGCAGACCCGAGCACTTCAAGAAAACGCAGAGATTATCCGCCGGCAGCAGGAATCGTTTCTGCGGCTGCAATTTCTTGGCGACTTCTTCCGGGAAAGGCCGGATGCGAGGTCGGAGGTGGCGGCACTGGCTGAATTTGGGCGGCGTCCATTTGAGGAGGTGGCGGGGGCTTGGTATAACCTGCGGAGCAAGTCATCTGCCATGCCGCAGGACTTGCAGGACAAGATCCTGCGGGAAGCTCTGGAGTTGGGGCGTACGGACCTGACAATGCCACTGGATACGCTTGTTGATATGTTTACGATCTACGCAAAAAAAACAGGACAGGTTGATGCCAATCGAATACAAAACGTGCTGATGCAAACGATCACCGAGGCCGGAGGCAGCGGACGTGATGTGGCAGCATACATGCCTCAGTTTCTGCCGATCGGGATGGCGGGCGGTTTAACGGGGGCGGAGGCGGCTGGCCTGTGGGCTTGGGCAACCACGCAAACGGCGGACGCTGCAACGGCTACGACTGGCCTCCGATCGGTCTTTATGGGCCTGATGGGAAAAGGGACACCTCAATCTGGAGAGGTGCTTTCCTCACTGGGTATCACATCCCAGATGTCTTTTGTCGATAAAATCAATCGATTGGCAGCCGCCAGAGCTGCTGGAACTCTGACTCTCGGGACTGCTGAGCAGTTGGCAGGAGCCAGCGGAGCGGCCCTGCTGCTGGATATGGCTGCTATGCCGCAGGCGATGGTTGCAGCCATGCAGTCAGTCGTGGGAGTGGATCGGGCGGACATCGATTTGACAGCTGCCAAAATAAGTGAAGTTTATGGAGGCGATGCAATCGCCAAAAGAGAAGAGGATGCCAGACGTTTGGAAATTGCCATTCAGAACGCACGGGCCCGGGACGAAAGGGCTCTGCGTTATCAGGTGGAACGAAGAGAATATGAATTGGAGATGCGAAGATTGGGATTGCCAGAGGCACTGATTCATTCTCTGTTGTGGGAGGCAGATTTGGGCCCTGCGCTCGGATTTGATGCATTTGGCGGCGGAGAGCCTGTAAGAATGAGGCCCGATGTACGAGAGCGGGCGATCCGTATGGGGATGTATGGCAACGGCCCGAATGGTGTTGTCAATCATTATCACCAAAACACGATCATCGAGGCCCCGGAGCCGCAGGCAAGACCGAGGGCAGAGGATCGATAAAAAATGCTTGACAGAGTGAAACTGTCTGATATAGTGCTGAGGCAAGACCGAGGGCAGAGGATCGATAAAAAATGCCGAATATAAATACAGTCTTTGGTGATGAGATAACGGTTAATGTGCAGCCCAGGCAGATGCAGGTCAGCTATAGCGGCTTTGCTGGTGCTCATGGAATGACGGGACTGATGCATGGCTCGCGGGGCTATGTGATTACCGTGCGGGGCCGGCTTCGGAGCCAAAGTGGATTGACCTATAATCTGGCTCGTGTCGATTTAATCGAGCGAATTGAGTATCTTGAGGCCTTTATGGCGTATCCTGATCAGACCTGGACCTATCGGAAGGAGTCCTATTGGTATACACGGGTGGAGCGAGTGGTGATGCTGCCGGGGTCAGACGGACGGATCATCCGATACGGGCTGGATGGGTCGGCATACGCGACTTTTGAGGCCGTTCTGCGGTCGTTGCTTTGAGCAGTTATGAGCGATAAGAATAACATGATGCGGGTAGGTCAGCGGCTGACGGTCGAGTATCGATCGCCGCATGCCGTCGGGGCCACTGGCTGGATGCCAATTTGGGAGGCTGAAGTGATCCAGGTCACTCTCAATGCCGGCGAGGAGCCCAATACGGCCCAGATCGCCTTCCCCCGCCTGCGATGGAACAGCAGAATTGGCTTGGGCAATCAGATTCGCATCCGCACAATCGTGCCGACAAAATCCAATGGCCAGCCGCTGTATCGAGACATGCAGCCGACTGTGCTTTTCCAGGGATTTGTACTCCAGCGTGCGGCGGCCTTTGATGGCGGGGACGAAAAGGATAATACCGCCTTTGAACGAAGCGAAATACTTTGCGCGGATTACCGCTGGTACATAAACAGGCAGGTCAGTGTTTTTGGACAGTTGGCCCGTGGCGTTGAGGACATGGACTTCCAGGCTACTGCGATGTATGGCCGGAGGGCCATATTCAACGAATCGGGCTCCAAGAACCGGGCAGCCATGGATTATAACAATCCGCCGCAACCGCCCTTCCCTATCTTTGGGAAAAATGAGTATTGGACTGCCAGACAGATGCTGGAGTATTTGCTGGCCTTTGATACCACCCGGGCCCATATTACCGATTTCGTCTTTTCCGAGCAGAACGGTCTGGAACAGACGCCGCATCATGTGATTGTGGACACGCTGCCGGTAGTGTCGGCCATGATGCGGGTTCTTGGGCCGCTTGGCTGGACGATGCGGGAGCAGTATACGATGGCCGGGCCTGTCTGGGTTTTTTATAAAGCGGGTCGGGCAACACAGACGGAGCGATGCAATGCCAGTCCTACCATCTTCCACAATCTCTATGCCCCTGCGCCGGGGGAAAAGATAACCTGGCCGGTGGAGGCTGGAAAAAAGATGGTTAAGGCCGCCCGATTCGTCGAGGATATGACGGCCCTGATCAACGCCCCTGTTGGCATCGGCTCGCGGATGCGGTTTGAGGCGACGTTTGATCTGGTACCCGGCTGGATCGATTCTGACCTGGTGCCTGATTCCGCTAATAATTATTCAAACGTCTTTGTCAGGGAAAGCGACATCCAGCAATCCACCAGTCCCGACGATTACAGCTTCTATAAAAAATATCATGTCTGCGGATCTGAGTTCATGCCCGATGTCGGCCGCAAGTGGGTGCTCAACGAGGCGGGCGACTATACAGATAGTCCCTATAATCGTGGTCCGATCTTTGAATTCTATCGCGTTCTCCCAACACAATATGTCATGCAAGACGGCCGGCCCAATTACGGGCCTTTTAAAAGGCGTTTTTTGGACTGTTTAACATACGATCAATCGAATATTAATTCCGTCGGAATCAAGGCCGAATTGTCGCTGGATTTTGGAGAAACGTGGCAGGATTTGGGGGCAATGGCCTCGCTGCGAAACCTGCCGAATGAATGCGGGATACGGATCGAAGACCCCAACCTCTCAGAAATATTGGATAAACAGGCCCGTGCGATCAGCGGAGGCTCTCTGGCAAGCAAGGAGCTGAATTACTGGACCTCGCTGGCAGACGACAATGTAAACAGCCGCACATGGCCGAACTGGAGAACACGAGTGCGCGTGACAGCTTCGGTGTTGATGGACCAGCGAATGTATTATGCGGCGGCTCCTGCCGCAGAAAACGGCTGCCCCTTTTATACAACTGCTGTATATGATTACAGCAGCGAGTACGCATGGTCGCTGCGGACGCCAGGCAGCGTATTTGAGGAGAGTGGATTGCCGGCCTGGAACACAGACGACCTCGCAAAGATGCAGGAACGGATTAATGCCCTGCGTGATGCCAATCAGGACAGGGCTGTCAGCGGACCCGTTGTCCTTGATCGGCTCTGGCTTGGAGATGGCAGCGGTCTGCCGGATATTTTGGTGGGAGATTGCATCGCTGGTTTTGAGGGGCGCGAGTATGTTTTGACGGGCAGCCAAGGTGGCGGTCGGGCCTATCCAGAGGTGGCGCAGATCATTTTTGATCACAAGACACAGCGGCAAATTCTTGTTCTCCGCGACTCGCGTTTTGCCCGCATCCGGTTTGGGATGTAATCATGACAGCAAAGGTAACTATAAAATTCTGCGTACCGCTCACGGCCATGGTTGGCGATACCGGCTATCTGCATTCCAACGGCGGCAGCGGCTCGATCAATTGGGACACACCGGTCAGTCCTAAACAGTATCCACTCTACCCCGATGGCGTTGGCAACTTTGGGGCAGGGCTGGCACCGGCTGGACTGGAGCGGGCTGGATTGGCCTGGCCTTCGGGAGTGCTTGGGGCGGGGCTTTGTCCTGCCGGGCTGGAGCCGGCTGGGCTTGGGGCAGTCGTTGTGGAGGCCGTTAATGCTGTTGACGATTGCGGGATATATCGCTATGGCTTTAAAAATTATGATGCATGCGGCAATCCGATGGAGGGAACACCTGAAGAAAAAGAGATCGAGGTGCACGTGACGCCGTCGGCGCCGCTGGGATTGAAATTGGTCGCGTATGACGTTGATGCGAAAGTCCTGACCCTGGCAGTCCACGATCCGGCCGCCGAGCCGCTCATGCCAGGCTTCCTTTCGCGGGTGCGTGACGGCAATCAGCAGGAAAGCAGCATGACCGGAATTGATTGGGATTTACCAAGTCGAATCGAAACAGAAACTGAATAGAAAAAGAGGGTAACGATGCAAAGCATAAGTGACAATCAGGAATTTGGTTATCCTGCCCTTGCGGCCTTAATCGATGAATTGAGATCTTTGGGGATTGAAACGATCCCGGAGGGAATGACGCCGCACAGCCAGGCGAGGTGGGAGATGATTTGGGGAGTGGTCAATGCCTGTCGGTGGGCGATGACCCTGGGAATTTACATTGCAGATGGATCAAAGACAACCTTTGCAGTGCGTGGCGGATGGTACACGCTGGATGGGACACCGACGGAGTATGTACCAGGCGAGCCGATTGATCCCGTGGATAACGATACGACCTATGTGTGGCTCGACGCCGATGGGCAAGTCGGGTCTGGGGTCGATGGGGATGGCTGGCCAGTCGACCCCCATATCAAACTCGCCGAAGTGGATGTTGACGAAGACGGTGTTATTACGGCGATCCGAGACTTGCGAGGGATCGCGTTTTTGAACTTTAATATAGAATGAGGTCTACCATGAAAAAAGTATTTCTTTCTTTCGCCGTTTTAATCGCACTGCTTCTGTTTGGCGGGGCGTATCTTGTGGAAGGTGAGTATCGTTATATTGGGACATGGCAGGCGGATTGGGTGCCGCTCGGTTCCGGACTGAATGCAGGAGTCTATGATACTGACGATATCCGCTCGCTTGGTGTGTCAGAGCGATCATCGTCGTTTGTGGAGTCACATTGTCAGGTCTATCGGATCCCGCCGTATTGGAATTACATCGAGATCCGCTGCGCCATCAAAAGCGAATCGAGCTCTGTCTCAGTCTTTGACCTATATCTTTCCACTCCCACCGGATCGGATTATATATTAGGAACATCCCTGATTTTTACCAAGGGGGGGCAGCTGCATACGGGCAAAAGCGGCTATTATTATGCGGATACAATTGAAGATTCCGAATATCTCCTGCTTGGCTCAACGTTGACTGCTGCGGATAATCATGTTGCCTTGTATAGGATGGATCGACACTGGGCCAAAAAAATAGCCATCGTCCCCACGGCCCTCGACAATGAGACGTTTCTTGAAATAATCGGATATTAATTATACAGGAGAAGACCATGGCTCGGACGGTTGGAATTATCGTGATGACGGCGACAGTCCTGACTTGCGGACTATTGGCCAATGACGAAAAAGCGACGATCGAAAAGATGAAAGAGGAGGTCTATGAGGAGGTAAAATCTGCTGCCAACATGCAAAGGGAACTGGTGTCGAAGGTCTATCAGGGAGACCTGGCTAGCATCTTAAAGCGGCGAGAAGAGGATATAAAGGCCTCTCTTCAAATCGTTGAGTCTGCTCGTGCAAAGGCTATCCATCTGGCTGAGCGAAACGGAGATCCGAACAACATCAAGATGGCTGTACAGCAGGTAATTCGCGAAAAAACTAATGCTGCAAAACAGGCAGAAGAAGGCCGTTTAATCGATTTTGTTTTGCAGGCTGAAAAACTCTTAAATAATCCGAATCATCTGCCCGATCCAAATGACCTCGAAGAGCAGCGGCGGCTCCTGGGGCTGCGACTGGATATCTATCGCGTCCTGCAATCGAATGGAGGCGGCCTGTGAAGGATTGGACTATAACAATCATACTATCTATATCTTCCTCTGTTCTTGCGATGCAGGGGGATTTTAACGGGGACGATGTCGTCAACCTAAGCGATCTGAGTCTGTTGACTGCCGATTGGCTGTCGGATAATCCGCAGACTCCGGCAGTAGATATGGATGAGGATGGCCGCGTTAATTATTTGGACTTTCGCCTTTTTGCGAGCGCCTGGCGATCTGGTCATGTCAATAGACCCCCCATCGCTTTTGATGTAGAGTACAATTGCGTCGCTGGGGGCCAAGTTGAGGTTTTGCTTAGCGGTACGGATGACATCGACAATCCATTGACTTTCCGACTTCTGGATTCTCCGCTCTATGGGCATTTGTCGAAGCGGGGCGAGGGGCGTTATGTATATTATGCCCGGAGGCAGATTGGAAAAGAAGAGGTTAGATACGTCTCGAACGACGGCACATTTGACAGCAATCCGGCTCGTCTCGTGATCAATGTGCTGCCCAAAACCATTGACACGCTCTATCTATCAGGTGGGGCTGTCCGTGTTTACGACGGACAATCCTTTGCTTTAGATTCCAGCTTTACGCTGAGTTTCTGGTTCCGGAGCCGCTATGACACAGGAGTAATCGCAAGCAAGCGTTCTGCTGATAAGGGGCTGCTTCTTCTGCTTTTTGACGGGCGTCCTATTTTGCGGCTCTACGAGGCAACTGGAGTTTATCATCAGATTCTTCTGAAGACACGAATTGACACGGGCGAATGGGTAATGCTGACAGTCTCTCACAATTCGGAGGGGGGTGTGGTTACAAATGGCGATCCCAACATTACAACCGTGTTCATCTCATCCCCATGGCCCATTGGCAGAGTACCAGAAGAAGCTGGATTGATTCTCCCCAATTTAGACATTGCCAACGCCGCCGATCTTTTGTTCTTCTCTGGCTATCGTAACTGGACGCATTGGGGACAGATTGATGCTGTGAACTATTGCGATTCGGCGCTGAATACGTTTAGCGTATCGCTTGTCTACCTCGAGGGGCGAACTCAGAATACTCATTCACTGTCGCCCACTTATGCGATTCGATTCCCCGTAAACGAGGGATCTGGATCACAGATTAGATCAACGGACGAAGAGTATGATGGGATGATCTATCCAGATTATCTCTGGGCCCCAGCCGATAGTCTGCTTTATGCTCCTATAGAATATCGCCTTCGCTCGCGTGGAATCAAAGGGTCTTTTATGAGGCAAAAATGAGACTATATGGACCGAACCTTGTTGCAAACGGCGGATTTGATGCCGACGCCGATTGGTCTAAGGGGCCGAGCTGGTCTATTGCAGACGGAACGGCGAAGTATCAAGGAGAAGCGGGTGGCGAGGATTTCCTCTGGCAATCTCTGCCGATCGAGTACGGCCATGTTTACGAGGTGCGATTTAGTATCAGTGATTATCATGGGGATGGTGTTGGCATCTTCTTTTCGCTGGGAGGAGGCGGGAGGGCAAGAGGGCCCTATGTTGGCGATCAGGTCGTACGCGAGATCGTTGCGGCTGGACCTGTTCAGATGTTTGTCATTGAGGCGGACGAAGGGGCTCTATCCTTCAACGTTGACGATGTCTCGGTGCGGAAGGTGCTGGTGAGATATGATATTTATCGCGGTCAGGATGGGCGGATCAATTATGAGACGCCTGTTGCGACAATGTGGCCGGGGCAGGAGGTTGTGGAGATCGCTGATCAGGATTTGCCGGCCAATACGACATGGCATTATGTGAGGCGTGCGGTTCGGCTCTGCTGCTGCGGAAAGGAAAGCGATGACTCGCATGCCTGTATCGTGAGGATTGCATCCGATGGCCAATCTATCGGCCCATCGCCAAATCCGCCGACGGATATTCTGGCAGAGCCGATTGCCGGAGGAGCTATTCGGCTTCGCTGGCGATATGAGCCAGGCGGGCAGGCTGTGGCGCCAGAGACGTTTTCAATATCGCTGGATACGTTAGATAACGAGGTTGGTGTGGTGCCTGCCGGATTTGCAATTGGCGGGGTCTATGTGTGGCTCAGTGAGCCATTCGAGCATGGCCGTCTGGTGCGTCTGTGTGTGCGGTCGGCAGGCCGCGATGGAGCAAGGAGTTCAAATACATACTTCGTGTCAGCTGTTGCGGACGCACAAGGTCCCGAGGCAATCCATGGATTGCTCGTGGAGGTCGATGATGTTGAAGTCTGATCTAATCCTGGCTGTTGAGCGAGAACGTCCATCCGCTCCGGATCGAATTAGTTCCACGCCATCCGTTCGACGGAGCGGCGGGGATTCGATCGAGTATTTTGGCCTGACAAATGTGTCAGCAAGCCCGATGACTGGTATTCACATTCAGTGGAATGGCACAATGTGGATTGCTGGCCCACTTGGATCCGACGTTGAAATCTACCCACATCCCGCTTCCGATGCTGCAAACTATATGCAGGGAGGGGTCTGGGCTATTAAAAAGGGCAACCGGTGGTTTGCCATGGAATCCTCAAACTTTCAATTTTATATATGCTGACAATCGCCTATGTATGAACTCTTGGGTTGTTATCGGAAGAAGTCGATCGGGGGCAAAACTCTTTTGGTCCCGGAGTGGATGAATCCCTGTGCGCATGCCGGCGATCCTTCCGTGATTGAGGGTTGTGTGACAAAGGTCAATGGAAAAATGGTTCCAACTCTTCCGAATGGACTCGGCCACGATTGCTCTGCTCCAATCACTGGATGTAATGAGATTGAGGCGGGTCGGATAAGGCCTAAATTGGTATGGCCTGATTATTATTCCGCTTCGGACCTTATCGAGCGATGCTGCTATGATCAGCAGCCGTGTGCGATTCCTGGCCCGATGAATCTGCTGGTTACCCTTAGCGGGGTAGAGATCTGTGGTTCCTGTGATCCTGCCGTGCCCGTGGATACTGTGCCGGAATTCCAGTTCTATTTTAATCGACGATTGCAGCCATTTCAGTCCAGATTTGAAATGAAGTCCCCTGATTGTAGTTGGGGACAGTGGAACGGAGATGCTATCTATAACAGTGGAGATTGTGTATGCTGGCAAACGGTTTTTTACCGCTCTCTCGCCGATGATAACGTCGGCAAATATCCGCACTTAAATCCAGACTGGTGGGAAAGGTCAGCAATCCCTGGACGATGGCACCTTACGTTTACCTTTGATGGGCTATGGACCTCTTTCCACGTTAGCGCCAGGTTGATATTTGTGATGTGCAACGACACCGTGTACGAATTCTACTTTGTGGATGCGATTGTCAATTTGAATGACTACACGCCCGATGATACTGGGAATATTGTTGTACAATTACCTAATAACTATGACTCCGGCGGGTGCTGCGATTCCTATGTCGGCGAGGATTACGTGGACATTATCAGAGGGGGCTATGGAGGGGTACTTGTGTTGACTATCAATGTAAACACAGCCCGGTACACAAAGCCTCAGAGTAATCTTCTTGAGTGGGAATCTATCACACGCTGTAATGACGCCGATTCGTTCTTTGACACCGGATGCGGATCTGGACAGATTGATTTGGATATTTATAGGTATCATACGACGCATTACTGCAACCGTCTCTGGGGTTGGATTCGTGAACCTCTCTACGGTCAGGCCGGGCGATGGTGGTTCGATGTCTGGTACGACCCATGGTGGCTCTCCATCGAAGAGGTCCTCATTTACTATAATTATAGCGGCTATAGATTTTTCACATTCCGAGCGAATTGGGGCATAGAGGAACGTTATGCCTTTGGTGAGCAAATTGAAAACCAAATCATTGCCGCAAATTGTTCCTCATACACTGTCGGGTACGGCGGCCATGTCGTCATAACAGGGGGGAACGTTTTCGGGAACGGTAATATTGATGATTGGGATCCTGATGTTGATTATTCTCGAATGGCATATGTTGTCTATGATGGGGCGGTCTATCGGTCGCTCCAAAACAGCAATCAAGGGCATCGTCCTGACATAAGTCCTGATTGGTGGAGTAATGAGGTCTGATTATTGCGTACAATTCACCGGGGGGCATTGTGAGATAATTGACGCTCCGGCGTCCATTGAATTCTGCCGCGCGATCTGCAAGGGCGGCCTCACAAAAGAGGCACGCGAACAGAAACACGGGGCTGAATTCTCCCAGGCAGAAGGGCATTCAATGCCTGCGATTGAGCCGTGGAGGGCATTGTGTCTGAAATGCCCAGGTCCAGGTGGCGGCCATTTTGCTGGCAGCTTTTTTAAGGCATGCGGATATTGCCTGCTCATCGGGATAAACCCAGCGACTGGCAAGAGGGTCCATTTGGCGGATTGGTGGAAAAATGGAGGCGAGTGCCCACTTGGGACTTGGCCTCCTATTGATAAAAGGGATTATTTTAAGGGTCTTTAAAAGCAGTTTAATTTTTGATGATTTTCTTCCCGCAAACGCCTTTGCCTGCGTAAGCGGGCATTTTATGCGCAAAGATGAGATGTCATTTTTCTGCGCATAATGCCATTTTCAATTGCGCTCTACACTGTTTTTGGCAAATCCCCAAACCTCTCTCATTTTCTCCAATATCCCATATATTGTGTATTGTCCATTCCGCCTATTTCCCCAAAAACAGAGGATACTTCTATGAAATTGGGGTATAAGAAAA